ACGTTTGGATATTTGACAACTACGTCAGCACAGATTTTGTAGTAAGGACTATCTGGGTGGAATGAGATACCAGATTTGATTGCTTCACCACACTTTAATAATCTAACCAATTCGAAATCCAATCTTGCCTTGTCTGCTTCTGCCTTCTGTCTTTCGATTTCTGTCTCTGCTCTTCTTTTGCACAATTCCATTAATGTAGTATCTAGTGGAATATTGATACCTGCAGAGATACCATAGTTTCCATTACGGGACGTAAATGTTTCTGGATCTTCACTACTGTTGTTACTTCCTAATGCGAAGGGGGATACGCTAAACGTCGCCCCCTGACAACTAACCCCTCCTCCGTAGGTATTAAGTGCGTATGGACCTTGTAATACTTGTACTGCTTGATTAGTAACGTTGCCAGTGGCAGAGGCGCTAGGACCAGCAATGTTAGTATTAGAAGGAGCGGGAGTACTTTGCGAGTAAACTGGTAATGTCCCACAACTAATCACTGCGTAAAGACAGAGATTGATGTAGTGGTTGATTGAGTTTCTGTTGATCGATCTATCCATGTTTCTTTTGCCACGCCAGGTCCAAGGTATGTTTCACTGAACTGGAATGGAGCACCTTGAGTCATGATGCTATAGTTGGCACCACGTTGAGGATTTCCAGGAATGTTAATATTAGTTCCAGTTACAGTATAAGATTCTCCAGTTGTATATTCAACTTGGCGAATAGTTTCTATAATTTTTGTAGTTGATTCTGTTGTAGCGTTGATTGTGCCTCTAGTAAAATTAGGCACAACACTTTCTGCTAGGGCAGGTGAAGAAGTCCCTAGCAGGATCAAACCTGCTAGGAGATATTTCACTTGAACACACTCAATTCGATGGTTCTTTGTCCTGTAGCAGTAGTGCCAGCACCACCAGCAGTAACGGTAGGAACACCAGTTGTTGATAGAGTACCAGCAAGAGTTCCCTTATCACCACCAGTTTGAGTTACGCTATCTCCATAAAGATTTGGAGTTCCGATAACGCCATTAGTAACTGTCTGTGAAGTTACAGGCGTATCAGCAGCGTTGAAACTCTCACTGAATGAGAATGCTTGACCAGCAGTATTGATATCGTAGGTTCCAGCACCACCTACACCACCAAAGGTTGAGGATTGGATGTTAGTTCCAGAAACGGAGTAAGAAGCACCAATTCGGGTAGATTGAACAGCAGCACCATCAACTTTCAATTGAACAGAATCAGTAATTCTTGATGTAATTTCAGCAGCATTAACTGGAATAGCAAAGAATAACGAAGAGATTAAAAGTAATCTTTTCATTTTTCTTGTATGGAATAAGACCGTATTATTTAGTATTTTAAGTATAAATAGTAACGAGACCTTTCGTGCGGTCTCTACAAAAGTCGGAACACCCTAAAAAGAGGTTCGGTTTTTACCGCTCCTCTTTTTTTCGTTTCTTGTATAATTAGTATTGGATGCCATATGGGTCCTCAAAACACAAACTCGCTTTTAAAGGAGCTACAATAATGAATCTCACTAGGTACAGTGCTGCAGATCTTCCTACTTTGATGGAAAGGATCACACGCAATAGTATTGGAATGGATGAATATTTTGATCGTCTATTTAATGTTGAAACACAAACAAACTATCCCCCATACAATCTTGTTCAAGTAAATAATGTAGAATCTCATTTAGAAATTGCATTAGCAGGATTTAAAAAGGAGGAAGTACATGCGTACACGGAGTATGGAAAACTTTTTGTCGAGGGTGAAAAATCAAACACAGATTCGGACAGGACGTTTATCCACAAGGGCGTGGCTAGCAGAAGTTTTAAACGAGCGTGGACTTTATCCGACGACACAGAGGTACGAGAAGTTACCTTTGAAGATGGACTCCTTAGAATCGTCCTCGGAAAAGTAGTTCCAGAGCATCATGCTCGTAAAGATTATCTATAAATAGTTACGCCAAATATCGTCGGCGCTGGGAGTCCTTGACAAAGACCAAGGACTCCCTTATAATGTAAATTCTTATTATACTATTATGGGAATCAAAGTTGTTAAATTAAAATCTGGTGAGGATATTGTTGCGGATGTATCTGAGGTGCAACATAAAGAAACTGGTGTCAGGCAGGCATTTGTTTTTCATAGACCATATAAAATTTTTATTGAAAAGGAAGTTGTTCCTGGAACTGAAGGGAGAAACCAGCAATACACTGGTAGAATTCTTTTGGAAACGTGGCAACCACTCACTCACGATGAAGAAATTGCAGTGAATCCTGATTGGGTTGTATCTATTGTTGAACCTATTATGTCTGTCATGGAGGCATATGGACAAACCCTCAAACCAATCGAAGAAGCAAAGGCAACATTCGGAGCAGACGTTGCTACTGAAGCGAATATTAAAATCGTGGATAATAAATAATAATAATAAATCTCATTTAGCGTCTGTGAAATCGTTTCAAGAACTCAGGTTAACCCTGATGTATCATGACAAACTCAACCTTAAATTTTGGGAAGGGTTTGAACTTAGACAGGAAGTTGCATCTAAACTTCTTGAGATTGGATATAAGTGGGCAGAGTTTGCAAAGATTCCTCAGGAATCAATCAGAGATATTATTCTAGTTGGTGGTAATGCCAACTTTAATTACACAAGATTCTCTGATTTGGATTTGCATTTGGTTGTAGATAAAACTCAGATTGCTAACTGTCCTGAACTGTTAGATGATTACCTGAGGGATAAGAAACAACTGTGGGCATTGATGCATGACATTAAGATCTATGCCCATCCTGTAGAACTTTATGCACAGGACATCAATGATCCACTTCCAGCAGGTCAGGGAGTGTATTCACTCCTCAATGGCAAGTGGATTAAGGAACCTCAGAAGCAGCAGGTGGATCTGACAGACCCCTTGCTTTTTAAGAAGGTTCATGATATGATGGAAAAGATTGACGACCTGATCGAAAATCAAGCAGATGATCCAGCAGTTCTCCGAAAACTGAAAGACAGGATCAGAGACATGCGAGCATCTGCTATTCAACAAGGTGGAGAGTTTGCACTTGAGAACTTAGTGTTCAAAGAGTTACGCAATCGTGGATACCTTGATAAACTTTCAAAACACATTAGAGACATCGAAGATCGTAAGTTATCACTATGACCGTTAAAGTTATTTTATTGAAATCTGGTGAAGATGTAATTTCTGACGCACAAGAAATTCTCGATAAATCAAATGAAGGTATCGTTGCATACTTTCTAAAGAATCCTTATGTAATGCAATTGCAGACAACCGAAGAAGAAGTTGATGAGATTGTCGCTGATGGCGATACTGCAAAAACACCTAAGATTAAATTTCAAGTTGCATATACTCATTGGGCACCTCTTTCAAAGCAAAGAGAGTTTGTTATTCCCGCAGATTGGGTAGTTACAATTTATGATCCTCATGATAATATCATGAAGGATTATTGCAGTAAGCACAACATTGAGATTGAAGAAGATGGAATCAATCAAACTGATCCTGCTTAAGACAGGGCAATATGTAATCTCTTACATAACTGAAATGGAGATGGAACCTTCTGTGTTCCTTTCAGACCCAATGGAAATCATTGACGGAACTCTCCATAGGTTCCCTCGCTATGCAGGGCAGAGGAACATCTTGCTTTATTCGGACATTCTTGCTACAGTACTGGACCCAGACCCAGACATTCTTGCCAAGTATCAGCAGTCCGTTCCAAAAGATGACATTGATGAAGAACTTTTACAGTAATGTTTTCCTTTCTGGGGATAAGATCTTTTATATTGGTTACGAAAACGGCGAACGTGTTCAGTACCAAGAGGTCTTTTCCCCAGTTCTTTTTGCACCAACAAACACCAAAACTGAGTATAAAACTTTAGATGGTAGTTATGCTCAAGAAATTAAATTTAGCAGTGTTAAGGATGCAAGAGAATTTATTGACAAGTATAAAGAGGTAGAGAATTTTAAAATTTATGGAAACGATAAATTTCTCTATCAATATATCAGCACTAAATTTCCTGAAGAGGAGATTAAGTACGATACATCTCAACTAAAGATCTACACGCTTGACATTGAAACCTCATCTGAAAATGGGTTTCCTAATATTGCAGATACTTCAGAAGAGATCTTGTGCCTTACCATTAAAGATTTCACTACAAAGAAGTTGATTGTTTGGGGTACTCGTGAGTATACAAATACAAGAAATGATGTTGAGTATCGAGTTTTCTGGAAAGAAGATGACATGTTCAAAGATTTTCTTGCATGGTGGGCAAAGAATACTCCAGATGTTTTGACTGGTTGGAATGTTAAATTGTTTGACGTTCCCTATATTTGCCGACGAATAGATCGGGTACTTTCTACCAAGTACATGAGGTCACTTTCACCATGGAATAAAGTAAATGAAAGAGAAGTCGAAATCAAAGGACGGAATCATATTTATTATGATGTCATTGGTGTTAGCGTTCTTGACTACCTGGATCTTTATCAGAAGTTTACTTACACTAACCAAGAGTCCTATCGTCTCGACCACATCGCAAGTGTGGAACTGGGTCAACAAAAACTAGACCACTCTGAGTTTGAAACCTTTAGGGATTTCTATACACAAAACTGGCAAAAGTTTGTTGACTATAACATTCATGACGTAGAACTTGTTGACCGTTTGGAAGACAAGATGAAACTAATTGAATTGGCATTGACTATGGCATATGATGCTAAGGTTAACTTTGAAGATGTGTACTATCAAGTACGCATGTGGGACAGCATCATTTACAATTATTTAAGTAAAGACAACATTGTTATTCCTCCAAATGAACGCCATGAAAAGGATTCAAAGTATGCTGGTGCTTATGTTAAAGAACCTATTCCTGGGATGTATGAATGGGTGGTCAGTTTTGACCTCAATTCCCTATACCCTCATCTCATTATGCAGTACAACATCTCGCCAGAGACACTGCAAGAACAAAGACACCCATCTGCAACAGTAGATAGGATTCTTAATAAAGAATTAGATTTATCAAATCTATCTGGAAAAACTGTATGTGCCAATGGTGCATTCTATGACACCACATCTCAAGGATTTCTTCCTAAGTTGATGCAAAAGATTTATGAAGAACGTACCGTTTATAAAAAGAAGATGCTTGCAGCAAAGCAAGAGTATGAAAAGAATCCTGATCCAGAACTAGTAAAAGAAATTGCCCGCTGTAATAACATTCAGATGGCACGAAAGATTCAACTCAATTCTGCTTATGGTGCTATTGGTAATCAGTATTTTCGTTATTATAAGTTAGCAAATGCTGAAGCAATTACTCTTTCTGGTCAGGTTTCTATCCGTTGGATTGAGAATAAGATGAATGGTTACCTAAATAACCTATTGCAAACGGAGGAAGTCGATTATGTTATCGCATCCGATACCGACAGTATCTATCTTAACCTTGGACCTCTTGTTACTAAATTCTTTAGTAATCGGTCTGGCGATAAAGCAGCAATTGTTTCAATACTGGACAAGATCTGCCAAGAAAAACTGGAACCTTTTATTGAACATTCATATCAGGAACTGGCGACGTATGTTTCGGCATATGATCAAAAGATGAGCATGAAGCGAGAGAACATCGCTGACAAGGGTATCTGGACTGCAAAGAAACGCTACATTCTAAATGTATGGGACAGTGAAGGGGTTCGCTATGCAGAACCAAAACTTAAAATGATGGGTATTGAAGCGGTCAAATCTTCTACTCCTGCACCATGTAGGACTAAGATTAAGGAAGCACTAAAGATCATCATGACTAAAACTGAAAGTGATCTCATCGAGTTTATCGATCAGTTTAAAAGTGACTTTTTTAAAATGACACCTGAGCAGATCGCCTTCCCCCGTAGCGTCAATGGGTTGACAAAATGGAAAGACCCTGTTACGCTATACAAGAAGAGTTGTCCAATCCATGTACGAGGAGCACTCTTGTACAATTTTCAATTGAAGAAACACAAACTAACCTATAAGTATCCTCTTATTCAAGAGGGAGAAAAGATTAAATTTGTTTATCTACAAACACCCAATCTTGTTGGAGAAAATGTTATCTCATTCATTTCTAATTTTCCACAAGAAGTTAATATTAGTAAGAACGTAGATTACAAATTGCAGTTTCAAAAATCATTCCTAGATCCACTCAAGATTATTCTTGATGTTATTGGATGGAAAACAGAAAAAGAAGTTAACTTGGAGTTTCTATTCGTATGAGCATTTTTGATACACTTGCCAAAGAGGCAAAGAATGATTATGCCAAACTTGTTTCGGACGGTATTACCACTGGAGACGAGCAAAAGTTTATTGGTACAGGATCATATATCCTGAATGCATTGCTTAGTGGTAGCATTTATGGTGGTATCCCCGACAATAGGGTTACTGCTATTGCTGGTGAGCAGGCAACTGGTAAAACATTTTATGCCATTGGCATTGCTAAGCATTTTCTGGATGCAAATCCAGAGGGTGCTGTTTTCTATTTTGATAGTGAAGCAGCAGCAACTGGAGATTTATTTAAGAATCGTGGACTCGATGCAGATCGAGTATGGCATTTCCCAGT